TTTAGGCTCTGCCGGGCGGCAGGGCCTTATTTTTATGCTCATTCATCGGGGTTGTCCTCCTCATCCTCATCGTCCACGGTCTCCCTCTCCGCACTCTCAGCCATCAGCGCGGCCTTTGCCTGCTCTTTCTGCTCTGGGGTCAGGTTGGGCAGAAGGTCAATGGCCGTGTCGTTGCCGATGATCGGAGCCTCGGAAATGACCATGCTGACTTGTTCGGCGGTATTTGTGATCTTGCTGCGGGTGAATGTCGGTGAAGCATCTTCAAAGCCAGCCAGCGCGCAAATCTGCCGGATGAACGGCTTGAGCTGTGTTTCAAAGTCGTCCGCGTTGTGGTTTAACGGCTCATAGGCTGCATCCAGATGGTCATTCGTGCTGTCTGCGCTCACGCAGTGCACATCCAGACCGCCGAAATCCTCATACACACGGGTGTGCAGCAGTTCCAGCAGAGCGCTGCGGGCTGCCACCGGAACTTCGGTGGTGTATGGGGTGATTTTGCCGCCCTCGCTGGTGTCTGCGCCTGCAATGTGGTACAGATTCAGCTTGACAAGGTGCTCTTGCAGCTCGTCATCCGTCATGCCGTTGAAGTTCTCGCACAGCCAGTAAATCTGCGCGCAGTCCTGCAAATCGTTGCAGAAACCGGACATGACCAGATCAGTGTTGTCGATGTATGCCTTCAAGCCCACAAGGGTGCTCTGGTGGAGGTCGGACCCCCACAGCGGCACAATGGGCAGACTGCCATAGTTCTGTCCCTCTACGCTTTCCAGCCCACCTCCGGGAGTAGTGACGGTCACGCTCTTGTAAGCCTGCTTCGGCGTGGTCTCTTCCATCACGCCGCCCACTCTGGCCTCGGTGTACTCGGTAAAGCCATCCTCTTCGTAGAGAATGTAGTGCATATCCGTGTCAGGGTTCAGCCGCCAGAACCGAACGCCGGCACGCAGCAGACCGGTTTTTTCGTCATACAACGGCGCAAACTCGGTCAGCTTGAACACCACCAGATGATCGTTGTTCCAGAAACCGAAGCTCTCGCCGTGGATCAGCGAGAAATACCCGGCTTTCTGCACCTGTTCATCAAAGTCCTTGCCAAGCCGGTCTTTGTCCACTGTATCATCTGCAAAGGTCACGCCGTTGCCCAGTGAGTAAGTTGCCCTTTGCTTGTTCAGCCGCCGGAACAGGTTGCTCTTGACCATATCCGGCCGGGGAATGTTGGGCCGGGTGTTCTTGGAAAGCCGCTGCAGCATCTGGGCATAAGCGCGGGAGAAGTCCTCCGCGCCGGGGTTTCTGTTCGCATCGTACAGATCGGCGCTTGCGGCTTCCTTGTACGGTGCAGAGCTGCAATGCTGCTGTACAAAGCTCCGCACGAACTCTACTTGTCGCCCGGCGGCCTGTTCCTGCTGGAACGTCTGGAATGTGTATACAGTGCTCAAAATCAATCCCTCAGTTTTACAAGGCGCTTTGTGCGCACAAAATAGCGAATTGCGTCCATGCAATGGTCATTGACCTTCAGCACGGTGTCGTCTTTGTCAGGGTCCCAAGCATACACGCCGAACTCTTCCAGCGTGTGCTTGCAGTCCTTGTATATTTTTAGCCTGCCAGTCTGCAGCATGGTCTGAACGTCCAGAATACCGCTCAAAACATCATTGTTTGCCGGTGTCTGGGTGAATCCGTTCTTGCGCAGCTCTGTAATGAGCGGCAATGCAGACGGGTCAACGATCACACGTTCCGGTTTCGTGCCATTCAGCCACCCTTTCAGGTCTGTGACATACTCGCCAACAGTCTTTTGCCGCTTCATGTCTCGGCCGCTGTAGTAATACTCGCGGGTCACGATCCAGCAATCTGCATCTGCCTGTTTCTGGATCAGCAGAAAAACCGTTGCGTTTTGGGTGCCGAAGTCACACGCAACATAAGCGCTGCGCTCGGAAAGCTTTGGCAGCTTATCAATGACGTGCTTTTTACGGTCAAACATGTCATAGACAAGTCCTTCAGCCACCGTCCAGAGCCCCAGTATGTAGCGCTGATAGAAAACACCGCTGTACTGGCTGCGGTATCTGGCTTTGATGTCCTCGGAAAGTGAAAGGTTATCGTCCATTGTGAAATGGAGATACATCATCTTGCGAGAGCGGCTCCTGCGCACCCACTCGAGGTAAAACCAGTGTTGCGGACTTCCCGGGTTGCAGTTGAACCAGAACTTTGACCCGGTAACAGAGCAACGGGCCGTGGCCTGATTAACAAAGCTCTGCGGCATAAGTGCGACCTCATCGAAAAACGCACCTGCCAGCGTGATGCCCTGGATCAGGTCTTGGCTGCTCTCATCTTTACCGCCAAAAAAGTAAAATTCGTTGGTTTTGCCGCCTTTGCTGACGGTCATGCAGTTCTCGGCCCGGTGCTCTTTGACGTTGTAACCACGTGCTGCAAGCTGCTGCTTGAGCGTTCCCAGCACGTTGCGCCGGAAGCTGGCAATGGTTTTGCCGCACATGGCGAACTGCTGGCCGTTGAAGCAGGCCATACCCCACTGGACGAAGGAAAAGCTCATTGCGAAGGTTTTACCCGAACGGATAGCGCCGTCCGCAATGATTCCGTTGTAGCCGCTGTATGTGCTCTGCGGAGCCCACCAGCTCAGAACTTGCTTTTGCCGCTGGCTGAGTGCTTTCCAGTGGAATCCGTTACTTTTCCGCATTGTCGCTCTCTTCCTCCGGCAGCATGTCCGCGTCATCCGGCGGGCTGAGGTCTGCGGCAGCGTTCAAAGCGTCAAGCAAGCCATCATCCGGCATGTCTGTGTCGCTCTGGTCACCCAACATGGCAAACTTATCCACGATCGTGCCAAAAGCGGTGGATAGCTGCGGCAGGGTAGC